TAAAAAATATGAAATCAGCAAGCACTGCAAAAAAATTAGAAAAAGCAGAAACACCAGAAGCTATGAAAAATATTGAAAAGATAAAACGTGACGCAAATCTTGGTATAGAACTAGCCAAGCAACTAATCAGAGAAGAAATTGAATTATTGACCGAGTCTGGTCAATCGGTTGCCGCTGTAGATGACAAAACGTCAAAGACCGTAAATGGTCAACCAGCCCAAGCTACTACTAAACTCAAGATTGTTGATCCACAAGGGAAAGACATTCGTTCCGCTGTGTCTGGTGATGTGAAAGAACTTGTTTATGCTTTGAATGATAAAGTTCATTTTTGGAAGAAGAACAATCCATATATTGAAAACGGATTTGTGTTCAACGGCAGTTCTCAATATCTAATGAGCGGAGATGCAAAGTACAAAGATTTGGCAAAATACAAATCTGGATTTGGTGACATTGATGTTATTGTTCCAAAAGAAAAATTGGATGCCATGGAAGCATATTTGGACAGTATTGATGACAAGCAAGTTGAATGGAAAGCAACACCAAAGAACAAAGTTTCAAAGAATTTTTATTATGTTGGTCGCACCAAGAATCAACGCGCTTTGGCCGGTCAAACTGTCACATTGTGGTATTATGCACCAGTTAAACAAGTTGTTCAGATTGACTTTGAAGGAGACGAAATGACATTGGACCCACAAGGATTTGAAAAGCCATCTGAATGGAACAAGTTTATCAAAGACTCTCCTTGGCAAGATTTGACCACTGGAATCAAGGGGTTGGCGGGAGCTATTTTGCTGCGTGGTCTGACACGAGCAGCAACCGCATTACCAAATGCTGTGTATGTAACAAACGCAACTGCCACCAAGATACAATCCGGTCAGTTGAAGAGTTTGGTTGATGCCAAAGGAAAGAGTGTTGTATCAGCCAATGCTACACACGCTCTTCCGGCAGAATATACACTCAATACAAGTGGTTCTGGTCATGCCGGTATTCGTAAGGCATATAGCCTTGTGGCCAAGAACATGGACTATCAAGGTAAAAAAGTGGATGTTTATACCGACATTGCTGCCAGCGAAAGCAAACCGGAAGATCGTATCAACAGCGTAAATAAAGTATTTGAGCTTATTTTCAAGCGCAAGCCAAGTGGTCAAGATATTGAAAACTTTAGAAGTTATGTTGGATTGCTGACACTCATGAAGACTCTACCAAAAGATGTTCAAGTAAAAGCACTGGAAAGAGCCAAAGAAGGTCTTGCTCAAGCGGGGTTGGAACCAGCAGAATATGCTCCAATTCAAAAAGCGGCTAAAACTATATTGGGAATATCCATATAATAAACACGGATGTTGATCAAACCAACAGTGAATCCATATATATACAAAAGGTTACATTATGAAAAACAGTGAAATTATACAACATTATTTGGATGGAACTCGTCCTTATGTAAAAGTGGGATATACCGGTGACAAAGACAAGTATATCATACGCAAAATTGGTGAAACTTGGAAAGATTCAGATGGTAGACAATGGATAGAAAAAGAATCAGGTCCACAAACTGTCACTCGCGTCATGGACATTATTCGCGAAGAAATGAATGAAAAATGTTCATGTTGCAAGAGAGAAATTCGTTGGGGAACAAAACAGGATCGTAAAATGTATTTCAAGACCAAGAAATGTTTTGATTGTTTGATTGAAGAAGAAACACAACTGCGTCTCAAAGGACAGTTCAAGTTGTATGAAACCAAGAAACTATTAGAAAACGAACTTGCTTATTTGAATGATATAAAGCAGAAACTCAAAGAAAGCAGAGAGTATCTCGCATCAGACGGATCAAAGAAATTAACATATGTAAATTCCAATGGATTTGTTGAAGAATGGGACAACAATGTGCGTGCTGAACTGACTATAAGTGTTGAAAAGGATTGGAAAACCTGTCTGAAGAAAATCAAAGAAGGTCAAAAGGAGTTAAAGAAAATCAACAATGAAATTGACTCAGTTCTTACCACAGGCTGATATAATCGAAGGATTGGCTATCAGAGTAAAAAATAGATATCCAGAAAAGGGTATGTGTGAGTTTATTGCCAAAGATCTGGTCAAAGAACTAAAAAGCCGTGGTATAAATGCCAAGCATGTAGAAGGAAATTTTACATTGGACGAGCCAGCAGCATATCAATTCATAAGTCCATTGGACGAAGTGAATGATGAATACTCCATAGATCACGATTGGGCAGAAGTGGAGGGTGTGATTATTGATCCATCAGCAACTCAATTTAGAAAATATGTGTATGATGAAATACCAAATATAGTAATGGCAAATCACACACATCCTTTATATACAAAATACGAACCACATAATTATGTCTAACACGACCAAAAATCTGAAAGATGTGATTCGTGAAGAGTATGTTAAGTGTGCTAAAAATCCAATATACTTCATGAAGAAGTATGTGAAGATTCAACATCCTACTCGTGGTACACTTTCGTTTCTCACATATCCATTCCAAGACGAAGCATTGGAAGACTTTGTTGTACACAATCAAAATATCATTCTCAAAAGTCGTCAGATGGGTATTACAACACTTGTTGCTGGATATAGCATGTGGTTGATGGCATTTCATAATGATAAACAGATATTGTGTTTGAGTATCACACAAGAAACATCCAAAGCCATCGTTACCAAAGTTAGATTTGCAAATGACAACTTACCAAGTTGGCTGAAAGTTCCAGCGGTAGAAGACAATAGATTGTCATTGAAGCTAAAGAATGGTTCTGAAATCAAAGCCGCGAGTAGTGCAGGCACGTCCGGTCGTTCGTCCGCTTTGTCGTTGCTGGTGGTTGACGAAGCAGCATTTATTGACAACATCGAAGAAATCTGGCTATCATCTCAATACACATTGTCTACCGGTGGTAAAGCAATTATTCTATCAACACCAAACGGTGTAGGTAATTGGTTTCATAAGATGTGGACAGAAAGTGAAGCAGGACTGAACGATATGAATCGCATCAGTCTTCCTTGGCAGTTGCATCCAGACCGCGACCAAAAATGGCGCGATGAACAAACCAAGTTGTCTGGTGAAAAAGGAGCGGCACAAGAATGTGATTGTGAATTTAGCACATCTGGTAATACCGTTATTGATATTCCGCTGCTACAATGGTATGAAAAAAATCACTCAATTGAGCCAAAAGAAAAACGCGGGCATGACAAAGGATTGTGGATATACAAATATCCAGAGGCAGGTAAGAGTTATATGATAAGTGCCGATGTTGGCCGAGGAGACGCCGCCGATTTTAGTGCATGTCAAGTTTTGGAAATAGAAACAATGGAACAAGTGGCAGAATATAAAGGAAAAATACCCACAAGTGATTATGCTCGATTGCTCATGACAATTGCAACTGAATATAATCAAGCCTTGCTTGTTATAGAAAATGCCAATGTAGGATGGGCAGTTATACAAGTTGTATTAGACAGCAATTATCCAAATCTATTTTATAGTTCATCAGATTTACAATATGTAGATGTAGAATCTCAAGCCACAAACAAGATAAATGCCGAAGAACGCAAAATGACACCGGGCTTTACCACATCCAACAAGTCCAGACCACTTTTAATATCCAAACTTGAAAGTTATATTCGCAACAAAGAAGTAATCATACACAGCAAGCGATTGTTGGAAGAACTGAATGTATTCATCTGGAAAAACACCGGTGGATCATCTGCCAAAGCAGAAGCCATGACTGGTTACAATGATGACCTTGTATTGTCAATGGCTATTGGACTGTGGATCAGAGATGTAGCATTGCGATTGAGAAAAGAAGCGGATGAATCCACTCGTCTTATAATATCAAAGATTGGTTCTACTTCCAATGAACAGGCAAAAAATAATATGGTTGCTTTGCATAAATCTGGAAATAATCCATATGGAGTTTATAACAATCCTTGGAAAATGAGCGTTGGTGGTCCAAGTGGTGTGGCTGGTCAAAGTAAAACAGAAGATCTAACTTGGCTACTATGATGATATATCTTATAAAAATCCCATGAGTATATATTTATAGAATAGGCGCTCATATATATACAACATGACATCTCTACTTAAATGGATTAAAATCACGTTTCAATGCGACGTAATCGTGAGAAAACTCGGCAATGGTAGAGATCTTTCAAACTGTGATGTTTTTAGAAGATACAAACGATAAAATTTATGGCAGAACAAAAAGATATATTCACAAGACTAAAGAAGATGTTCTCAACGGACGTGCTCGTGCGTCACGTTGGCGGAAAGAAAATAAAGGTAGTAGACACTGATGAAATTCAGTACGCAACGGATAGGAATAGTCTGCGGGATCGTTTCAATCGTCTAAGAAGCAGCACATATAATCTACACAACCGCGATATGTCTATGGCATATCAAGCAAGTCGTTTAGAATTGTTTAGAGATTATGATGTAATGGACATGGACCCAATCATTGCATCTGCATTGGATATTTATTCAGATGAGTGTCTCGTACCTTCAGAATTTGGAAATGTTCTTACCATTCGCTCAAAGAATGAAAACATCAAAAAGATTCTCAACAATTTGTTTTATGATATTTTAAATGTTGAGTTCAATATGTGGAGTTGGACTCGCAACATGTGTAAATATGGTGATTTTTTCTTGAGATTGGAAATATCACCAGAATATGGCATTCACTTGGTGCATCCAATCAGTCCATATGAATTGACTCGTATTGAAGGTAGTGATCCAAAAAATCTTAACTATGTCAAATATCAGCATGATGGTATGGGCGGTGGCATGGAGTATGAAAACTTTGAAATTGCTCATTTTAGATTGTTGAGCGACAGTAACTTTTTACCATATGGTAAGAGTATGATTGAGCCAGCACGTCGTGTGTGGAAGCAATTGAGCCTCATGGAAGATGCCATGTTGATTCATCGTATCATG